GGTGCCCAGAGGCGGAATCGAACCACCGACACGGGGATTTTCAATTACTGTGCCGGTGCTAACTAGCTGACTTGCCTCGGTTTTATTAGGCATCAGCACCACGACTGAAAGCGTTACCACTGCTACTGACCCTGCCAGTTTTTGCCACATGCTTTTAACTTCTGGGTCTTTTTCCCTTTCAGCATGTTGGTCTAAGACGATTTTTCCGTGGGGTAATTCTAAGAGCTTCTCTAGTTTGTAAGCGTTTTGATCATCTAGTGTTATCACCTTTCCTGTACGGTGCTGACTCATTAGTGCCGATGACATTCCCAGCAATAGAGCCGCCTGACGATCGCTAGGCAGGTTTTTCTTTTTGATCAGCAGATCAATCCACTTAATTGATTTCATCGCTTTTAGAGCCTCCTAGGGGCATCTACCGCTACCGATACTAAGTTTGCCTTTGCATTCGTCTGGCTTTCAATGCTAATTTTCTCTTAGTACTAAGTCTGACTAAGCATGGAGTCTTTTTTCAATGGACTGCCTTCCTCTCGCCTTACCTCGCATTTCTTCCTTTGACCTTCATCGCACTTTTGCCCTGACCGTTTCTCCGGCTTCGGTGATTCGCTTTTCGATTTTTGGGTCGGCTCGGAGGGCAGTGGCGATCCTTGTAACACCGCCACTTTGTCCCATGGGTGGGACTGACCTACCAGACAACACTGTTTTTGCACCACCTTAGTGCATTTTTTGATTAAAAAATGATCAGCTTTGTCGGTTTTACGACAAGCCTTTTTTCAGTGTTTTTTGGGTTTTTCTTATGCTGCTCGATTGGATTACAGCTCGCATTCCACTACAGCACCTTACGCCTGAAGCTCGTGAGTGCGTTCGGTTGCTGAATGATCGTGTCTGCTGTTACTGCCCCAAGACAGGCATAGTTCGGTATGAATCCTCTAGGTGGGAGTCTGTTCGCTCTGACAGCCACCAGATCGTGGCTCGCGCCGGATCAGATTTATGGGTTCAAGGCTCACCCGCCCGTGTGATTGGGGATGGAGATACGGTTTTTGGGGCTGGAGCTTCCCGTTCACTGGAAATCACTGCCGCCTTACAGCGCATGATCTCCTTCTTGGCTACCCAGTTGGGTGTTGCGCTTCCAGACGCTAGCCATTGGCTTGTGAGTCGTGTGGATGTTACCGGCAACCTACTGTTGGGGTCGCTAGCGGATGTTCGCATAGGTCTGTCCATCCTGCGCGGCGTGGAAGGGGGACGCTATCGCGTTTCCGCGACCGAAGGGGATACCGTCTATTGGTCGAACGCCTCCAAGCTGCGTAAGGGCAAGGCTTACGCCAAAGGCCCACACCTACACCATTTACTCGACAAAAAGACCTACACAGGTCGCCGCTACAACGAAGCCGAACTTGCTTTCGCTCAAAGGCTATTGCGCCTAGAACTAACGCTGGGTCGTGAGTGGTTTGCCCGTAATCCATGGCAAACAGTGACCGCTGAAATGCTGACAAATGAATGGAACGAATACTTCGGACGAATGATTGGGGGAGCAGAGATCGTGGAAGACACTGACTTGAGAACTCGCATTGTTACTGCTGCTGAAACGGAATCTCGTGGAAAAGCCGCCTATGGTTGTTGGCTCATGATTCAAAGCGAAGGCTGGGAACGGGCCCGTGAAGCTTTCTCTAAAACAACTTGGTATCGGCATTTAGAAATAATCAGAAAGGCCGGTCTGAGCGATGCGGACATTAGTGCCGGTCGAGTTGTTCAACTGCGTCGCCGCATTATCGAAGCTCAACTTGTTAATTCATGGGCCGATGTCGCCTAAAGGAGTAGCTATGTCTATTTACATTGAAATTGATAGTTTAGAAATTAAGTCACGCTCTGGGGTTTCTGCTAGGACGGGTAAGCCTTATACCATTCGTGAGCAACGTGCTTACTTGCATCAGTCGGGTCAAAAATACCCAACTGGCTTTTCAATTAGTTTAGAGGAAGATCAGTCTCCTTATCCGGTTGGTCGGTATGACTTAGATGATTCGAGTTTCTTTATAGGTCGTTTTTCCGATTTGCAAGTTAAGCCTCGGTTAAGGACTTCTAACGCTAACTCAGGAGTTTCATCAGCTCCTATAACTCGTACTGCTTGAGTGGGTTGTATTTATGACTCAATCAGACATTGACGGACTTTATTACTTAGTTTTAGCAGGCTGTATAGTTTCTGGTCTTTCTTTGTTTTGTTTATTTATGGAGTTTACTTCTAAGTCGAAGGGTAAGTGTTAATGGAAGTTGGTTTAATCACTTTAGATCATATTTATTATCTAATATCTGGCATTGCCTTTGTTATTAGTTTTGGAAGTGGCTATTCAGCGGGAGTGACTTCGTGACTGAGGAAGTTGAATTAGCAATTTTAATTGCCGGACTTTGTTGCCTTTTCTGGGTAACGGGGTACGGCTTTGGCAGCGTCATTCGTTTTTATCGACGCATTTTTAGTAAAGTTGTTTAGGAGTTTTTTATGCTCTCTTACCTTCGGCGTTTAAAAGAACGGTCTAACCGTGTCTTTTTAGCAGTTGCTGCCTTTTTTCTTCCAGCAATTGCGCTGGCTCAAGAGGCTGGTAGCGGTGATCAAGTTACTGCTGGCATTGCTTCGTTGCAGGGTCAAGTCTTGACTTACGTTGGCCTCGGTATCGGTGCCTGTGTCGCTATTTTGCTCGTCTCGCTTGCCGGTGATATCGGCATTGGTGTTGCCAAAAAATGGCTGCGCAAAGGGGCTAGCTAATGAGAAAGGCGGCCCTAGTGTTGGCGACTTCGGTCGCCTTTCTTCTTTCTGCTGATGCGTTTGCAGCGCGCAAAGATGTAGCTCATCCTCCTGTTTCTGATGTTATTGCATCGGGCACTGCATCTAAGAACGGCACTTCGTTAGATATTGCTGCCGCTATTTCAGGTGTTCTTATTGAGTCTAGTCGTGGGGCTTTGACTGTTCCCGTTCAGTCTATAACGTCAGTTCCGCAATCTAATATTGTCTCGTTAGTTAAGGGTACTCTTAAAAATACGCCTGCTACTGCTCTAACTACAGTTGCTTTTGTTGCGTTATTAGAAGCGGTTGACTGGGTGATTGAAGGGGAGGTGATATCTAAAGAAGTTAATGGGGCTCCCGTTTTAGGTAGTGCGTCTACTGATTATTACTGGATCGGTTCAGGCACTACTAAATATTCTGATCCTTCTTCTGCTTGTTCTACTATTCATCCTCATTATTCATTTTCTCGTTTTGAGTTTTTTACTTATTCTGGTCAGCTTAGAGCTCATTGTTATTACACTGGCTTTTCTTCTCCTTTAGCTACAGCTTATCGTTATGGTTCAACTTGCCCAACTGGCACAACTTATAACACAACGGCTGGCGGCTGTATTGGCCAAACTAGAGTTCCTTTAACTTCTGCTGATATTGATAACTCCACCGCTTTAGATGACTTTATTAAAAATTCTCCGGTTTCTCTTCAGAAAGATTTAATTAAAGAATCCTGTCAAGTTAAAGCACAGCCTAAAGATTGTTATGACAGCTTGCCGGATCGTAGGCGATTAGACGGCCCCGACAGCATTGATTTACCTGATCTCGATTTTTCTACTACTGAGATCACGTTAAACGGTGATACTAATACAACAACAACTAATAATAAGTCTGAAGTAAGTATTCAGTATAATGATAATTCGATTGAATATACTGAGAATCAAACTACTACAACAACTAATTCTAACGGTACTACTACAACTAAAACTGAGACAGTAACTGTTCCTACCCTTCCTCTTTTATCTATTGAGCCTTGGACAGATGTCCCTGCTGATATTAGTGGTACTTCTGGGGGCCTAAGTTTTTTACCGTACTCTCCCACTTTTAGTATGGGTGGTGGAGGCTGTAGTGAATGGACGTTTCAATTGCCGGTAATTGGAAACTTAACTACCAACTATTGCCCGATACACGAGCAATATGTACGTCCTACATTAGCGTTCTTTTTCTACCTCTGGACTGTTTTACATATCTTTCATATCGCGCGTGAAACTACTCAGATTGTGAGGGCTAAATAATGCAGGCAATTATTACTGCTCTGGTTTCAATATTTACTAACTTAGCTTCGTTCGTTACTAAGTGGCTCGGTATTAAATACACCATTAGGATGGTTGTAGTTGCCGCTTGGTTAGCGGCTGTTTCTGCTTTCTTGATTGCACTCGGTGTATTAAGTGGCAACTTATATTCATCTGTACCAAGTTGGGTTCAAGATGCTTTAGACCTTCTTCCATCTAATACTCTTCCCTGTATCGCGGCTATTGCTGCCGCTTATGCGGCTTCTTGGACATACACTGAGATCACTACATTAATAACGATCAAAGGTCGTGTTTAGCTCTTGAGGCGGGGTGTAGCGGCCTCTAGGAGGCCGTCTACACCCCGCATCTATTAATTGAGGACTTCTTATGACTGTCTATTTTTTAACGGGGAAGTTAGGTTCGGGTAAGTCGTTAATGAGCGTAAGTAAAATCCGCGAATACTTGGAAGCGGGTCGTCGAGTTGCTACTAATCTCGATATTTACTTAGATGCCATGTTTACCAATAACAAATCTTCCATTGTGCGTTTACCCGATAAGCCGCGTATTGAAGATATGAAAGCCCTAGGTTCTGGATATGAATCAGACGACCCTCGCGATAATACTGAGTCTAAGTATGGTCTTATTGTTCTTGACGAGTGCGGGACCTGGCTTAACTCACGAGAATGGAATGACAAGGGAAGACGAGCTCTTATTGACTGGTTTCTACACGCGAGAAAGCACAGATGGGATGTGATTTTTCTCATTCAAGACATTGAAGCCTGTGATGGTCAAATTGTCCGTGCGCTCTGTGAGCACTTGGTAATTTGCAGAAGGATGGATCGTTACCGCGTTTTTAAAGTACGTCTGCCTCGCTTTCATATCGCAACCGTTTACTACGGCACTACTGCGAATAAAGGCAATTTCGTTGAGCGCTGGGTGTATCGTGGTACTGAGCTGTATGCCGCTTACGACACACGCCAGTGTTTCAGCGATGGCTTAGAGTTTCATGGTAATGATCTGGTCGATATGCGCGCTATGTACTCTGTTTTGTCTGCATATCACGTTAAAGGCCGCTATATCACATCGCCTGCTGCTTCGGTGTCGTTTGGTCAGCGCCTAGCCCGTTTTGCTTTTTGGGCTGTTTGGGGCCCGTATTTGCTTTGGCTGTCTCTATTTGATTCAGAGCGCTTTAAACGGCAGTATCTGCAACAACGTCAGCGTGATTCTGTTTTGATAGCTGACCGTCAGATCACTTTTGAGCGAGAGTAAAATGGGACTACAAGACAGGGATTGGTTTAAAGAAGATCAGGATCGGCGTGCTAATTCTTCTAATAGTTCGTCTGGATCCACTTACAGTTCAGAACCTAAAGCAAAATCGGCTTCAACTCGAACACACAAATCTCAATCTAAGCCAGTCGATTCTTGTCCTTGGAAGGCTGAAACTCGTACAGAATCGTTGGCTTTTTCTGGTCTTGCTGTTTTCTGCCTCGTTCTGATTTCTTTCATTGCGGGCACTTTCTTTGCTCATTTCTTTCTGTAGTTTCTTCTAATTGACTGCTTTAAAGGCCTATTATTCATGCTGTTAATAGGTCTTGGAGCGTTTTCTCATGGTATATCCCATTTTTGCCAACGTCGCTGCCAGTGTTTCAGAATTGAAAAAGAACCCTATGGCCACTGTCGCTGCTGGTGACGGTGCAGCAGTAGCCATTCTTAACCGTAATGAACCGGCTTTTTACTGTGTTCCGGCATCTGTCTATGCAGCCATGATGGAACGGCTTGAAGACATAGAGCTAAATGCCATTGCCGATGCACGTCAGGGTGAGGCCGTTGTGAAGGTAAAACTCAGTGACCTTTGAACTGGGCTTTCTGGATTCGGCGTTAAAGGAATGGCGCAAGCTGGATCCAAACACCCGAAGCATGTTTAGCAAAAAACTCTCTGAACGCTGTGAAAACCCCCGTATTCCCTCGGCCCAGCTTTCAGGGAGTAAGGACAGATACAAAATCAAGTTACGGGGTGTGGGGTATCGGTTGGTCTATGAAGTCCGCGATGCCGAAATACTGATTGTTGTTATTGCAGTTGGCCCCAGAGAACGAAACGAGGTGTATAAAAAAGCGGAAACTCGCAAAATCTCGGACTGACAGGCCTTGGCCTGTCATAAAGCGCAGGCACGGGGTTTCGTGAAACCCCCCGTGCTAATGCGCTGGAGCCCGCGAAGCGGCCCTAACCTGACCCAAGCACAAGGCCAAGAACCCAATCTGCAACAACACGATAGCCAATCCGCGAAATACGGACGTTCATCAACACAAGACCCTCCCGTGCCTAGTAAGCCGCTTTTCGTTTTCTGGAGAAAACGATGATGTTAAAGGCACGACACACATGGGATGAGGCCGCTGTTCGCTGGATCCGCGAAACCACTCATAAAGCCGACCATGCCAAGGATCAGGCCAAACTGAATTGGTTGGCACAGCACCTATCTGGTCTTCACCTGGACGAAATCACCCGCGACCTGATTGACGACATAGCACAGATCAAACTCACCAGCTCAAAGCCTGCCACCGTCAACCGTTACCTAGCCCTGATTCGCGCCATTCTTCATATGGCCCGCGATGAATGGGAATGGATTGCCCGCGCCCCTCGCGTCCGTATGCTGCACGAACCCCGCAAACGAGTGCGCTGGCTCACTCCTGACGAAGCATCCCGTCTCCTGCATGAGTTACCCCCTCATCTCGCTGCTATGGCTCGTTTTAGCCTGTCTACGGGCCTACGCCAGCGTAACGTCAGTTACCTGCGTTGGGATCAAGTCGATCTTGACCGGGGAATGGCTTGGATTCATGCGGACGAATTCAAGTCACGCAAGGCCATCTCAGTGCCACTGAATGCCGTAGCACTGGACGTATTGAACCAACAGAAGGGAAAGCATTCAGAATGGGTATTCGTCTATCAGGGACACCCAGTAGACCGAACCAGCACAGTTGCTTGGAAAAGGGCTTTGGAGCGGGCAGGAATCAAAGACTTCAGATGGCATGACCTGCGCCATACTTGGGCATCGTGGCACGCCCAAGCAGGCACAACCCTACACGAACTAATGGAGCTAGGAGGCTGGTCGTGTATGGATATGGTTTTGCGCTATGCCCACCTTGCTGGTGAGCATTTGAAGAAACCGGCGGCCAACATCGAAAAACTGTTGTAAACGCCGACGGCGAGAAGGCTT